AACCTAGACATGGGTAACGCGAAGGGCGTCTACACGATCACCGCGGCCGAGATCGAGGAGCAAGAGGCCGAGAACGCCGAGCTGTCGAAAGAGGCGGGCGCGGTGCTCGAGGACGACTTCACTGATCTCTTGGGAGGTTAACAGTTGAACTGGACTTGCCGCAGCGTTAGACTTCCCGAATGCGCGGAAAGACTAAGTTCCCGAAGGGGCTCAACTCGCTCGCGCCGGAGTACGGTGCGTGGAAGAATCTCTTTGGCCGCTGCTATGACCCAAACAACCGCTGGTATCACCGCTACGGTGGGCGCGGTATTCGCGTGTGCCAGCGTTGGTCAGACAGAGAGACAGGGTTCGCTGCGTTTTACTTNGACATGGGGCCGCGCCCATCGCCCCGGCACTCACTCGATCGCGTGGACAANGACGGGCACTACGAGCCGGGAAATTGCCGCTGGGCTACGGTCGAGGAGCAGAACGCGAACAAGCTCCGTTCGGGNCGTAACGGTCCAACGATCGTCTACAAGGGCCGCACGTTGCGTGAGCACGCTGCGGAAATTGGCATCGGGTACGACGCCTTCAAAATTCGCTATCGGAAGTTCCGCCAAGGCGTTATCACCGAAGCGATGCTCTTCGAGCCACCGGCCGCTGGCCGCGCTCGAGGGCTTGCGAATCGTAAAAGGGGGTGAGGCGACCCTTGCGAGATAAGCACGAAACGACGTTCACGGCGAATCCCACGCAGCGCGCGTTTATCGAGAGTCGGGCTGAGGCCGACCTTTTTGCTTCTCGCAAGGGCTAGCTAGGCGAGGGCAAGTCGGCGGGCCTGTGCTGGGCGGCGTTCTACTACACATGGCACAACCCAGGAGCGATCGGCGTCTGCCTTCGTGACACTTACGAGAACCTGCGGCGCACGACGCTCGAGGAGTGGTTCCATTGGTTCCCCGATGGCATCTACGGTCAGTGGGTAGGATCGGAGCGGTGCTGGTACTGGGACACGAAGCGCACAGGNCTCTCGGGCAAGGTTTACTTCATGGGGGCCGAGTCGCAGGACGACGCGCAGCGCATCGCGTCGATGCCGCTCGCGTTTGCGCTGTTCGACGAGCCGGCGCCGGCCGCCAACTCGAGTGCCGGCATCGACGAGTTCGTGTTCGACACCGTGATGGGCCAGCTGCGCCANCCTGGGATGAAGTGGTACGCGGCGAAGCTCGCGACCAACAACCCCGATCAGTCGCACTGGACGTACAAGCGCTTCGTCAAGCCCGGCACGCCGCCGATCGAGCGCCCGAAGCTCCCGATGCAAGAGCTGGGGTTTCGCTGCTGGCAGACGCGAGAGCCTGAGAACATCGCCAACCTCCCGCCGGGCTACTACGAGGCGATGGCGCAGCGCTGGGCGCACCGCAAAGACCTCCTGCGCCGGTTCGTCGAGGGCAAGTTCGGGTTCCAGTCGAAGGGCCGCGCGGTCACGCCCGAGTGGAACGACGACATCCACCTTGCGCAGGGCCTTCAGCCGGTGGAAGGGTTGCCGTTGAAGCTGATGTGGGACGGCGGGCTCAACCCGACGTGCGTCATTTCGCAGATCACACCGCTCGGCGACTGGCTGATCCTCGACGCCTTCGTCGGCGAGGATTACGGCATGTACGAGCTGATCCGCGACGTCGTGCGCCCGNGGCTGCTCGAGCGCTACCCGTGGATCAANACCATTCAGCGCGGCGTCGAATCGACGGGCGATCCGAACCTCGACATGCGCGAGCAGTCGCGCTCGCGGACGGCGGACGGACGGCGGAATAGCGCCGTGACCGTGATCCTGAATGAAGTCGGCGGGACGTGGACGAAAGGCCCGGTCGATGAAGCCTCACGCATCGAGCCGCTGCGCGAGGTGCTGCGCAAGACGCGCGACGGCCGCGGGATCGTGATGGTCGACCGAGACAACGCCGAGCCCGTGTGGTTCGCGCTGCGCGGCGGCTGGCACTACCGCATTTCGCGCACAGGGGTCGTCGGCTCGATTGTCAAGGACGAGCACTCACACCCTGGCGATTGCATGGGCTACGGGGCCGCGAGGTGGTTCCCGCTGGGCAAGCTCGCGACCCGCGGAAAGACCGTCGAGACGCGGGTTGGCAACTACTACAACGCCGCGCCGGGGGTCAAAAAGCCTTTCATCGGGCGCGGTCCAGGTGTTAACCTCCCGCCGGAGGCCAGAACCATCGGGCAGCGAGAGCTGCCGCGCAAGATTTGAGGCAATTGCCATGCAAACCGATACCGGCAGCCTGTACCACGCCGAAACGCTCGGNCNGAACGCCACGAGCGAGGCCATCGAGATCGGCAAGTACAAGGACGTCACGGTGCAGATCGTNCGCACCGGCTCGNCGATCACGGCGACCGTGCAGGTGTCGAACGACAAGACGAATTGGGTAACGGCCCATTCGCGCCGGCAGAGCATCGCCGCGGTGACGGGGGGCGATGGCGGGGGCGGCGGCCACGTTGCGCTCGCGGCGATCACGGGCGGCGTCGAGACGTTGCTCGAGCGCGCGCGATGGCTGCGGGCCGTCACGTCAGACGTCGACGAGACGATCGACTTCATCGTCAGTGCGCCGTCGGCGCGAGGGTAATCGCTCATGGCAAACTTGCCCGAGCATAACCCCGACGCACCAGCGATCGAGCCGGAGATTAAGCGGCCCGATCCCGAGATCATCATCAAGGTGCTCGACTCCTATCGCGTCGAGGCNGAGCAGGCCCGCGANGGCGGGCACTCGCCGCGAACGCAAACGTGGGAGAGCAACTGGAAAAGGTATTGGGGGCTTTACGACTTCAGCAAGAAGGCTTCGTGGCAGTCGCAGCACGTGCTCCCCGAAGTGCCGCAGTACGTCGACCGCTGGGCGGCGGCGATGCGCGAAGCGCTCGACGCGCAGAGCGAGTTCTTCACTGTCGAGGAGGAAGGCGGCACCGGCATGATCGAGCCGCTGATCCCCCACATCACGCGCGTCATGAAGGTGCTCCTTGCGCGCTGTTCGCGGACGCCCGACGGCCACTACGCCAGCTTCAGCTCCGTGTTCGAGGAGCAGATGAAGCTCGGCGCGATCATGGCGTCTTGCGTCGCGGTGACGTGGAAGCAGGACAGCACCGGAGGCTGGGTCAGTGTCGAGAGCGTCGACCCGCGCGAGGTCTGGTTCGACCCGACGGGCCGTGGGCTCTATCGGCGCCGCCGCTACGAGATCGACAAGCACGAACTCGTCGCCATGGCCTCGCGCCTCGACGAGTTCGGTTTGCCGATCTACGATCTCGAGCAGATCAAGCAGCTCGGCGCCGAGGTCGATGAGCAGGCTCGCGTCGACCGCGAGATGTCGACGGGCATCGGGCAGGGCACCGACCAAGGCCGCAAGCCCATTGTCATCGACGAATGGCGCGCGACGATCCTCGACCCTGCCACCGGGAAGATGATCGCCGACCGTATGCTCATGATCGTNGCCAACGGCAAGTTTCTGATCCGTGGGCCGGAGGTCAACCCGTACTGGCACAACCAGGACTGGATCGTTTTCACGCCCATGGTCTCGGTGCCGCTGTCGATCTACGGGCGATCGTACATGGAAGAATGGGCGCCGACGGCCGATGCCTTCATCGAAATGACGAACCTGATCCTCGACGCCGTGCAGACGTCGGCGATGAAGGCGTACGCCGTGCAGCCGAACATGCTGGAACAGCCGGATCAGCTTACCGAAGGCGTTTCGCCGAACAAGCTCTTCCAGCTCGCCGATGGAATGCCCGTCAGCGACTTCCTGAAAGCGATCGACCTCGGGCATTTGCCGCAGGAGGCGGTCGTTGTGTGGCAGGCGCTCAAGGACGAGCTGCGCGAGGGTGCGAAGCTCTCGGAGATCGCGCTCGGCCAAATGCCAGGCAAGTCGCGGATCACCGCGGAAGAGATTGCTCAGGTCTCGCAGTCGGGCTCCGCGATGATCCGCTCGATGGCGAAGACCATCGAGCAGCGCTTCCTCGAGCCCGTGCTCACGCTCGTGTGGCAGACAGCGCTTCAGTTCATGGATTTCATGTCGATCGCCGATGAGATCGGCGAGGACACGGCGATGATGCTTCAGGCGCAGCGCCAGCAGTTCCTCGAGCGCAAGATCAAGTTCAGGGTTCGCGGCATTTCCGGGCTCATCGACCGGCAGACGAAGCTCGCAAACCTGATGGCACTGCTGCAAACGCTCGCCCAGAGCCCCGATCTGTTCGCCGCGTTCATGCAGAGGACGAATCTCCCGAGGCTGCTTCAGTCGCTCATCACGCTCTTCGGCGTTGACCCGAAGCTCTTTGAGTACACGCAGACCGAGCTGATGCAACTTCAGACACAGCAAGCAGTCCAAGCCGTCGCTCAACCGCAACCAGCCCAAGGAGCCNCAAATGAAAGTCCTGCGCAAGCTGCGTGACCGGCTGCACAACCACGTTGGCGATATGTCGGTCGCNGCCTTGGTGGTCGGCCTCGTGTCGATCGTGTTCGGTGTCGATATTGCGCCCGATGAGGTCGATAAAGTGATGACAGGCATCGCTACTGTCGGCGCGGTGTACGATCGNGTCCGGGCGGCCCGGGCGGCCCGGCGAGCTGCCAAATGAGTGAGCTGCCGCGCAATGCGCTCGGCCAGCACGCTGAGGCGCTGATCGCCGATGTCCTCGACAAGAGGGAGGAGGCCATCATCACCTCGGTGCAGGGCGCGCTCGCCGCGGGCAAGCTGACCGCGGACCTTGCGCTGCAAAAGTGGATCGAGCTGGTCGAGGCGAGGAAGCTGCGCTCGGCGCTGATTCGCCGCAGCCAGCTAGAGAACGTTCGGATAGGAGCAATGCAAAATGGCTGACAAGACGACGGACAAGCGGCGTAAAGACCCGCGTGACGTGCCGCTCGGCTCGGGGCTCGCGGGCCGAGCGCGAACGTCCATTCTCACTCGCCGCCAGCAGATCGACAGCGCGGTCGACCGCGCGACGCGCGGCGGGGACAACGAGCTTCATCGCAAGATTCGCGACATTGACCGCGAAACGACGCGCTGAAGGTTTTACTGTTCACCTACGAGGACATCACAATGCCCGACGATATCCAGGACCAGCAGTCGCAGAGCCTGTGGCCGCAGACTATCGGCGATCCGAACGTCGACGACTCCGAGCCCGCCGCGCAGCAAGAGCCGTCGCCGATCGAGAAGCAGCTCGCGGAGATGCGCGAGATGTTCGAGCGCCAGCAGCAGGAGTGGCAGCAGCGCGAGGAGCGCTATCAGCAGCAGCTCGATATGCTGCTTCAGCGCAGCTTCACGCCGATGCAGGCTCAGCCCCCGCAGTCGGCGCCGGAGGTTCCGTCGCTTGACGATTTGCCCGACCCGATTCAGAACCCGACGCAGTTCAGCCGGGAGCTGGCGCAGCGCATCCAAGCGCGAGAGCGGGCTATCGCCGAAAGCGTGCAGCAGAGCGTGCTGAGCCAGATGACGCGAGCGACGGCGCTCGATTCGATGTGGAACCGATTCCGCGAGCAGCACGGCGAACTGGCGAAGCACCAGTTGCTCGCACAAGGCGCGGCCGCGACGGTCTTCAATGAGCTGCGCCTGCGTGGCGTCGACCCGGCTCTGCTCGCGGCGCAGAGCCCGGACACGCTGATCGGCGCTATCGCCCAGCGGATGCAGGCCGAGCTTGGTGCGCTGAACTCGCAGGGCGCGCAGCCGGGAACGTTGAGCGCGGCGCGTACGGCGGGGATCGCCGGCGGCTCGACGGCGNCGCCCGTGCAGCAGCCGCAGGAGCCGAAGCCGCCGCGCTTCGTCGATCAAATTCGCAAGCAGCAGCAAGCGATGGGGCTCATTTAGGCGAAATCAGGGGCAGAAGGGCTTGCAGATTGGGAGTTAACAGTTGCAAACTTCGTCACAGTTCGCAACTGTTAACCCGACGAGGAAACGAACATGGCCTGGACGTTCGACGCGCCGAGTGGCGTTTACAAGNATCACGCCCTTTCGGCCCGCATCCGTGAGGCCGCGATCGCGGACACGCAATTCATGCGCTTTGCCCGTCCCGAGTCGAACTTCGGCAAGGGCAGAGGCCAGAGCGTCACGATCACGCGAATCTTCCCGCTCTCCAAGGCGCAGCGCGTTGCGGAGATGGATCGGCTGCCGAGCGGCCGGCCGAACATCGACACGCTGGATATCACCGTGTCGGAGTGGGGCTTCAAGATTCCGATGACGGAGTTCGAGAAGAACCTCACGCACTTCGACCTCACGAATCAGTTTCAGCGCCTCCTGCGAGACCAGATCAGGCTCACTATGGACGATATGGTGGCCGCTGCCTTCAAGTCGACGCCGATCAAGTACGTCC